TTTCCTGTAAGGACACCTGCACCACCAAGATCAGAAGCGGCGGCAACAGAAAGCTCAATTTTTCCAGACGCAGACGTTGTAGATGCTGTATTTGTTTTAAGCGTAATTCCAGTAGGTAGGGAACCCACACTACATGTGGTAGCAGTTTGTGTAATACCAACATAACCAGTAAATGGAATTAAAATTGTTGTAGCTGATGCTGTTTTTCCTTCCGGTGTACAAACAATCGCTTGTGTTTCATTTCCAAGTACAACAGAGATACCACCAGTACCAGATGCTCCAGGTTTTCCTGCTTCACCTTTTGCGCCATCATAAATTTTGCTAATAGTAACTGTATCGTAAACATCTGGATCGGAAGTAGTTACCCTAATCTGTGCTACATTATTATTAAAAATAGCATGTGTTGGTTTTACAACAAGTGTTCCACCTGTAATTGTTGCATTATCCTGTGTGTTAGGATAATCGGCCCAAGTACCTCCACTATTTTTATATTCCCATTTAGAGATGGTCACACCTTGCACCTGCGCATTTAAAGTCGCCTGCGCACTACCCACAAGTGCAGATGAAGTATCATACTTAAAAACATAAGTATCACTTGTTACATAGCAAAGTTTTGCATTGGCAGCATTCTTCACTAGTGTAAAAGTGATATCTGATGTAATATTGATCGTATTTTTTGTTTCGGTGTCGTAATAGCTGATATAACAGATATATGTAAGCATTCCAGAAGCGGATTTTTCCAATTTATTAGCAGATACCGTCAAAACACCGTTTTTTACAGTTTCCCCGGCTGTTAGTGCTGTTTCTGATGAAACTCCATCTTTTCTTTTCCAGGAAATCGTCACACCGCTTGCTGTAACAGATACACTTGTTTGGTCTAAAAACAATACTGGAGTTAAAACAAGATTGTTCGCTATCCAGTCTGGCGCATATTTATGTGGCAGAACATTTGGATCTTCACTTTGTGTCTTTGGAAGATTAGATGTGATATACGCAGACAGCTTTCTTTGGTCTGTAATATCTACAAATGTCTGCTGACTTGAAGTTAAAATTGTAGCCATTAAAATTCCTCCTATAAATTTACTTCACAATAAAAGGACGCATTGTCATATACGTCCGCTGTTGTGATCGTTATTTGTTTCATTCCTTTGTGAGAACTATCCCACAATTTATCAGCCTCCTCATCAGAGGACTTGCGATGCCATAGAAAGCTATCTGCAGAAAGTGTATTTGTAATATCCTTATCCCAAGAATATACTTTACATCGCATGATGCTTTTCTGACCTTTGTTCTTGAAAATATTAACACCATCAACCACAAGTTCTGTTCTATACATTTTCTGTGAGTTGATGGTGTTTAGTTCTCCAGTAATAGAATCTATCTTATTTGTCTGTCCTAGAATATCATCTTCCAGAGCTGATATATTTTTATCTTGATTAACGGTCGCTTGTGATAGAGAAACGCCACTCGCACCAATGGTGATGGTATTACCGGCCGGATTGAGATAATCCCTTGTTCTACTCACACAAAGGTATGTGCCATTGATACCATGTGGATTTGAGATACATTCTACATACATTCTGGCATGAATATCACCAATATCAGCACCAGTATCGGATTCATCAACAATCGTAAGCTGAATACTAGTAACACCTTTGACTAAGTCACTGAGCCTACTTTGCGCTTTTCTTAAAAGATTACCAGGAAGAGTAACATCATCCCATATTTCGGTTGTCCAGATCCAGCCGATATTTGTAACTTCTTTTTCATCATAAACATAGTTAAAGCCATTATTTACGGATGTGATATCGATGCGTTCATCCAACTGGATTTCATTTCCTTCTTCATCGTTCATTGTTTTCTTTGCGCCTAATGGAATAAGTGCAGTTACTCGCTCGGTATGATCTTTGGTAATTTTAACATCTGTGATATTCTTTCCAAACTCCACCTTTTGAAGTGACCTTAGTTTAAAATCTTCAAGATAATCAAGATACTTACCACCTTTTTCATAACGTACCTGCAAATAGCCACCATGTGTATTGATGAGCTTATTTTTAATCGCATCTAGAGTTTTCGTGTACTCTGAGCTACTGTAAGAAACGTAGTCGTTATTGTCCGTAACTGTAATATTCCCAAGTTTGAATTGTTTCTGCTTTTCTACCTTTGAATTATGGATCGAAATAAACTGCTCCAGTAAACCTTTCAGTGTTCCTTTGTATGAAAAAGGTGGCTGCAAGGTATCTTTTAAATAGGCAAGAGCTGACTCACAGGTCCAGGAATGCGTGTTATAAAAATCACTTCCATCATCTAAGGCTCTCCCTTCAAAGACAACTTCTTCTCCCTTTTTACAAACTATCACAGATGCCATTGGTTTAATTGAATCAATGTAAGGATGAGAAAATGGTGCTGATAAACTTAAACTATCTATGTTTACAGCATCTTCACTGATTTTTGCTTCTGTGATTGCCAGTTTTGATAGGTTTGGATGATAAAATAGCGCTCCATCCACATATACTCTAAAAAGGTTCATAGACAACCCTCCCTGTACTTAAAGGTGGTCGTGCCTGTACTGGTAATACTTATGCTGTTTTCACCATACGATAGTTGCAGCTCTGGGATTTCCCATGTACCACTACTGACTGTTTTCTTAAAAGAATCTGTACCAACCTTCCAAGAAAGAAGAGTTTCTGCTGTTGTAACAACTGTAGGTACTACAGGCATATAATCATTCAGAAGAGTCACTGTTCCATTTCCGGATATGACCACTTCTGTAATGTCCACGTGATATCTATAAGAATCTGCATCCACACATTCCATCAAAAGTTCTCCTCGTCCACTCAGAGGATCATATGACGGTTTTAACTCTAATGTTCCAACAGAATACAGGGAAGGCTCTTCAGAACAAATCACTTTTGCAAGCCTTCCACTAAACTGATTACTACATTCTTTTACAAGACTATTATATTTTGCTCTTGTACCAAGCATGGAAAGAAGAATCGTAAAGGATCTTGGCTCATAGGATACTAAACCAAGAGCCTCCGTAAAACGAATCGGAGAGTTACGTCCTGGTATAATAACTGTTTCAGATTGAGATTTTGGTGTTGGAAAATCAATATTTTCTCGAATCCACCCCATCTTTAACATGGATATATCATTGATGAAAATATCAGGTATCATAACGCAAGCCTCCTTGTTAATTTCTGTTTATTTCCTAGTCCCTCATCAATTGCAGGAAGCAAATGTCCTACAAGCGTGCCATCTTCAAGATAAATTCCTTTGCTACTGTTATCTGCAATAATAGACAAGTATTTTTCCATACTTCTCATATTGAGTTTGCTATCAAGCATTGCTTCAAGCTGTTTATAAAAAGAAGAAAGAGGTAATATTGCTTCTGCACCAGCTTCTCCACCAGCCATCAAAGAACTTCCATTCATACCAAATGCTGTCGGCTTTGTCATGATACCGCCTTCCTTGTACCAGTCGATAGAAAGCTTTGGTACAGATGGTGGCATAATAGATAGTCTTCCTGAAACTCTAAAATGCGGTAGTTTAATATGAGGAAGAGACAGTTTCATACCGGAGAAAAATCCCTTGATCGCATCAACGACACCCTTCACCTTATTTTTAGCGGCTTCAATTGGTGTGACGATGGCTTTTTTAATTCCGTTCCATACAGAAGTTGCCGTACTTTTTATGCTATTAAATATGGATGACACAGTACTTTTTACAGAATTAAATACTATAGAAACCGTAGATTTAATCACATTGACCGGAACTGTAACTGCTGTTTTGATAGCATTCCATACAGTTGTTGCTGTATTTTTGATGGAATTAAATACTGTTGTGATTACATCCTTTATGCTATTCACCGCAGTCGTTACTGTCGTTTTGATACTGTTCCAAACCGTAGAAAATACTGTCTTTATGCTATTTAGCACAGTTGAAATGACAGAGGATACTGCATTGATTACAGTAGTAACCTTACTCTTAATAGCATCCCATACGGATGTAATAATTTCTTTACAGTTTTCCCAGATAAACTGAAATGGCACGGTAATAAGATCAAAGGCAGTACTAAATAAAGATGCGATAAACATCACTGCTGTCGTTACTACATTTTTGATCCTTTCCCATATACCAGTAAAGAATGTAAAAATGCCGGTCCACATATTTACAAAGAAGTCTTTAATGGAAGTCCATACTTCTACCCAGCTTGTCCCAAACCATCCAAGAACCACATTGGCAATATTCTGGATTGCGGTAATGCACGTTGTAAATGTATTCTTTATAAACTCCCATACAGAAGTGAACGTGCCTTTGACACCTTCCCAGACTTGCGTCCAGTTTCCTGTAAAAATACCGATGAAGATATCAACGAGTCCCGTAATAGCACCAAGTGCTCCTTCTAAAATATTGACAATCTGCGTAAAAACGCCTTCAAATACAGGAGCTAAGAAATTACAAAATCCATCCCATACCGTTTTTATTACTTCTGTAATGCTACTGAAATTGAAACCTAGTGCATTTAACCTTTCTACAATTCCTTGTGCAAAGCCATCAAATACAGCTTTCACTCGATTCCAAATAGCAATCACATTATTCTTAAACTCTTCATTCGTTTTCCAAAGATGAGTAAACGCACCGACAAGTATACCAATTGCAGCAACAACAGCTATTACAATTGGATTGATTCCCATAATAGCAGCACCCATTTTAGAAAAGATCGCAGACATGCCTCCTGCTTTTGTGATTGCTGCTGATATTTTAAGTCCTAACTTAGAGAAAGACTGTATTGCAATTCCTACTTTCGATATAACGGTTCCGAATATGACAAGCAAGGGTCCTAAAGCAGCTACAAATAGTCCTACCTTGACAATGACTTGTCTTGTTCCTTCATCAAGATTATTCAGCCAATCTACAAAGGACTGCAGCTTAGCTACGATATTTTTAATCATTGGCATAAGTGCTTCACCCATAGAAATAGCAAAGCCTTCTACCGCAGATTTTAAAATCGTAAGCTGACCATTTAGATTATCAAGCTGTGTATCTGCCATCTTTTGTGCAGCACCACCGCTACTTTCAATCGCACTTTGAAGTCCATCCCATGTTTCACCGGTATTGGCAAGCAGAGCATTTACAGAAGATAAATCTGTCTTATTAAAAATCTTACTGATGATATTTGATTTTTCTTCAGAAGTCATTCCATCCATACTTCGATTTAAGTCACCCAGTATATCATTAAGACTTCGCATATTTCCTTCAGAGTCAAAAACAGATACACCTAGTTCCTTTAGTGACTTTGCTGCCACATCCGTAGGACTCTGCAAAGAAAGAATGACATTTCGTAAATGAGTACCGCCTTCAGCCCCTTTGATACCGTTGTTTGCTAAGATACCAAGTGCTGTATTTAACTCAGCAGTTCCACCTTTTACAGTTTTAGCAGTAGCACCGATTGTTAATATACCTTCACCAAGCTGTCCAACCGATGTATTTGTAGTAGATGCAGTCTTTGCCATCTGATCTACCATTTTATCAGCATCGGCTGTTTTCATTCCTAGAGCAGACATAGCGTCTGTAACCATATCCGATGCCGATGCAAGATCAATGTTACCTGCAGCTGCAAGGTTTAAAACTGTAGGAAGTGTATCTGCCATTTCCTGTGTGTTATATCCAGCAAGTGCCAGATAATTTAAAGCTTCAGCACACTCACTTGCAGAAAAGGCAGTTTTCGCACCCATCTCTTTAGCAAGGTCTGATAATGCATCCATTGTATTTACAGATTTTCCATTTAAATCAGACATAGAATCAGAAGTGATTCCCATTGTAGCCTGAACCTGGCTCATGGAGTTTTCAAAATCTGCCGCTGTTTTTACGGCCACTCCGCCCATAGCTGTTACAGCTGCAGATGCCACAGATGTCTTTTTACCAACATCAGTAATTTTATTTCCTACATTTTCAAACTTAGAACCAACCTCAGATGCTTTTCCTAGTACCTGATTTACTTTAGATGCTTGTGATTCAAGCTTTTTCAGTTGTTCTTCCGTTTCTATGATTTCCCTTTGAAGAGCATCATACTGCTCTTTAGAAATTTCTCCGTTTTGCAACTGTTCATTTGCTTGCTGTGCTGCAAGCTTTAATGTTTCCAGCTTTTCTTTGGTTTCTCCAATTGCCTGTGTTAATAGCTTTTGCTTTTGGGCAAGCAAAGTAGTGTTAGATGGGTCTAGTTTTAGAAGTCTTTCTACATCCTTCAATGCGGATTGCGTATTTTTAATTTGACCATTAACACCTTTTAAGGCTGTTTGTAGTTTCGTGGTATCTCCGCCAATTTCAACGGTTATACCTTTAATTCGATTTGCCATTGGCTGATACCTCCTTCACCAAAAAAGGACCTCTACTGTAAAAGTAAAAGTCCTCATTTTTTAAAATTTATCAAAATCCTCCTGCGTTGCAAGATTATCATACGTAGCGCTATCGTTTCCTTTTTCAGTCCAGATATCCATCACCATTCCGATGGTAAGATAATCTAAGTCTTTAATCGAAAGGCCGATTTCTAAACATCGAAGAAGGAAGAGTGGTGTTGTCATTTCGCGGCTACTTCGTTTAAGTTTTTTTTAGACTCAATATCTGTAATAAGATTTGTTCCCCAAAGAGCAAGGATTTCTGGGAGCACCTCATAAATCGAAAACATCTCAAACTGATCAAGCCAGTCATCGATATTATCTGGAATGCTGTGGTCAGCATGGTAGGCCATGATATATGCCACATTTTCAAAAATTTCCAAATCATCAATGGCAAAGCCATCTCCCGTATTTCCTTTATAGGAACTTTCAAGCTTTGCTAAGTCTTTAAAAATATCACGCTTAAACTTAGCTCGATATAGTCTAGGTACAGTGGCAGAGGAGCGAAATGCTACCTCTTTACCACCAACATTGATTACTTTCTTTAACATGAGTGTTCCTCCTTATGCTAATACTTCTTTAGGGGTAGGTACATAAACATTTTTATACCAATCTTTATAAGTAGTTTCTGTTGTGGTATCTCCCGTTCTACTTTTTACAAGGCCATCTTCTCTAGGATCTGCAGTAAGAGAAAGTTTCTCTGTTCCTGGTTCAATCGTATCTTCTTTTGTTTCTGATTCAATTGATGGACGAGATGCACTACAGTTATATAAGACATGACGGATTGCATTGGCATCTCCATCAAATTCAAATAGAAGCGCAAATTTCTCTGTTTCTGCAATTGCAGCATTTTCTACAAGGACACCATTCTTATCAAGTTCTTCTTTTAAAATATCTGTTCTAAACCATTCTGGAATTAGTGCAATTTCAAGATCCCCTGAATATCCGTTATTCGATGTTGAACGAAAATACACAATCCCATCTGCATAAAATGGACTGGAGTCACCTTCTGCATCAAGGCTGATACTTACTGCTCCTGGAATGGCCTTTGGTACTTCATATTTATATGCACCATCGGGACCTTTCGTCAGTTTTGCAGCGTGTACATTCTTAAGATTGTACTTAATTTTATTTGCCATTTTGTTATACCTCCATTTCAAATGAATATAGGACTTCATACAATTTTTCACTTTCAATCCAAGTTTCCAGCTTATCATAAAAAATGCCATGCTTATCAAGCACAGCCTCTACTTTCTGTTCTACCGACAAGTCCTTACAATCGGTATATAGTTCCAAATGAACAACATTTATCTTGTAATATACCTTTCCATCTGCAGCAAAGTTATCACTGCCTGGAGTAAGATAACAGATAAATGGTGGGTTAGGACTTTCTCCTTCTGCAAAATGATCATAAGCAAAAGGAAGTCCTATTTCCTTTATCATATTTACAACTTTTAACATCACATACCTCCCAGAGCCTTTATGATTTCTTGTTCAAGTGTATCGATTGCATTTTCTTCCGCTTTGGCAATATGGGGTCTTGCTGCTACACGACCACCACCTCGTTTTGCATGACCATGCTCTAATAGGTGTGCAAGCTGATACCTGTTTCTTGAATGAACCGTTACTTCTAGCGAGTTTGATGTTTCTTTTGTCTTTTTGACTGACCAGCTCTTTGCGTAGGCACCTGTATCTTTTGGTGCAGATTGAGTGATTTCTTTTCTTACAGCATTTCCAGATTTACGAACTGCCTTTTTCATATCCTCTGTAGCCAAGTCTGCATACTCTTTCAACCCTTTTGTGATTTCATCAGCAAGCTTATCGATTTTTACATTTGCCATATCTAATTCCTTACCTTTTCACATTTTAATTTGATGCACTTTTTCTTAAAGTTCATGTGATCGATAGCTACGATGTTATACGGTTCTCCCCCAAATAAAACTCTATGCTTTGTTGTATCGAGTTTTTCTAATGCCTTGCAATAACGAATCGTAAAAGAAATATCGGAATCTTCCACGATTAGACCAGCAACACTTTTCTCTGTTCCACCTTCACCACTTACTGTAGCAAAGCAGGTATAGTATTCTTTCCATGTATTTTTATGATTTCCAATCTCATCTACTATAATTTCATTTTGCTGAATTTGAATTTTTACATTTAATAATGAAACCTCCATCAGAACACGCTCCTTCTTACACCTTCTAAAAGAGAACGAAGAGAAATCGAAAGCTGATGATGGTCTGCATCTTCTCGATGTTCATATAGATACGCTACAGCATACATCACAGCAATTTTTGATGTCGACATCATGCTAAGTTCAGACACAGAAAGTCTTGCAATATCCGCACATAGATTTTCAGATGCTGCTATAAGATGCTCAATCAGCTGGTCATCATCATTAAAGTCAACACGAAGGTATCCTTTCATTTCATCAAGACTTAAAATCATTGTCATACCACCTCAAATGCGAATGGTGACAGGCTACAAACTCATATCCCGCCACCATCTTGAATTAAATCTTATTCTGCTTTAAGTTTTAAAATCTTAACAGCCTCTGGAAGAATCAGCTTTCCATCGACTCTTTCCTTTGCAACAAATCCAACCATTCCGTTTCCTGCAAAAAGTTCACGAAGATCTGCAAATGAACGGGAACCACGATCACCGATGTTGTAATAACTGTAGTCACCGAAAGCAATCGCATTCTTTGGTGCAAAGGCAGAAGTATGTACCGGATAACCAAGTACTCTATCTGGTTCTCCTTCTTTATAGGAAGGCTGCCAGATATATGCACCATTGTTATCTTTCAGTTTTCTAAGAGTTGCAAGTGTAGCGTCATTCATGATGAAAGATGCCTTTTTACGATATGGTCTTTTCAGTCCATATACAAGGTCGATCATATCATCCGACTTAATTGCAGCCGTTAGTGTGTTTGCTACTTCACCGCCACCAGTTGCAGCAAAGATACCTGTAGGTTTACTTTTACCATCACCATTTAGAAAAGCATCTTCTTCTGCATTAGCAAGTGCCTTACCAAACTGTGTGATGATGTAGTTTTCAAGTCCGAATGCATTATCATATAAAAGTTCTTCCGTTACTTTAATTGAAACATGAAGCTTATATGCATCAAGGTAAATCTGACTGAACTTTGCATCACCAAAAGTTAATGCAGCACCTTCTTCAATCCATGCTGCCGCAGGTTTTGTAGCTGCAATATTAATCTTATGCTGACCAGCAGTTGTAATAGTTGTGGCAAGAGAACGCATAATATTTTCTTCTTCTAACACATCAATTAATCTGCTGTCATATTCATCCGGTACTAAATAACCACCATCGGCATCTACCTTTTCCTGCAAGATGTTACTTACATTACGGAAGTTAGAACGCATAGCAGAAAGCATCGCATTCTTATACTCATTTGATGCAGTACCTGTCTTTTCTTTTCCATCTTCCATATCACCACTTGATGGTTTTACAACAATTGGAGAATTTACTGGTTTTGAAAGTTCTGCCTCTCTTCTTTCTGCCCTCTGCTGACGGTCAATGACATCCGTCAAATCTTCGATTTCTTTTTCCATTTTGTTATAGGTTTCCGTATCTTCCTTAGAAAGCACTCCATTTTCATCCTGGTGTGTTTCTACAAAGCTTTTCGCTGTATCCCATAACTTTGCTCTTTTTTCAATTAATTCTTTCATTGTCATATTTGCATCCTCCTAAATTAATCTCTTTATGACTTCAAGGCGCTCCATGATTGCTTTTGCAGGAGTTCCTTTGTTAACAGGCTCTTTGATTTCCGCCTGTTTTATTGCTGTTACCTTTGGCTTTTCATAATGCTTTTCCAGCTTATTAAAAAGCGCATTATTTACTGCCTTGCGTGAAAAAAGCATCGAATCAGAAAGAATATCCTTCTTATCGGTGCTTTTCTCGTCTTCCATATTTTCTGTTTTTTGAATCACATCGTCTGCAAATCCAAGTTCCACTGCTTTATTTGCATCCATCCAAGTTTCTGAATCCATGAGATGACTTAGTTTTGCTCTTGATAAACCTGTCTTTATCACATAGGCATTGATGATGGATTCTTTGACTTCAGTAAGCATATCCATAACTTTTTGAAGTTCCACATGATCTCCAAAAGCATAGGTTGCTGGATTATGAATCATCAACATGGATACCGGTGACATTAAAATCTTATCTCCCGCCATTGCAATAACCGATGCTGCAGATGCAGCAATGCCATCAATCTTCACAGTCACAGTTCCTTTATACTCAGTAAGCATGTTATAGATTTGAGCTGCTGCGATACAGTCACCACCGGGTGAATTAACCCATACTGTGATATTTCCAGTTCCGGCATTTAATTCATCTTTAAAAAGCTGCGGCGTGATATCATCATCAAACCAGCTTTCTTCAGCAATGGTTCCATATAACTCAAGAATTCGTTCTGTCACTTCTTCGTTTTCTTGATTTACTGTTTTGTGACTCTTCCAGTTCCAGAACTTCTTGTTCTTCATTGTTTTCCTCCTCTCCATTTGATGCAGTTGAACTATCTGCAAAGATTCCCGCATCTTCAAGCTTTGTCATATTGCCATTGACAAGATATAAATCCCCACCTAGTTCTGCCGGGATTCTATCTAAGTTTTCAAGTTCCCTGATATCATTAGCGGACATCCAGCCGTTTTGTCTTGCGGTTGCATATCCATTCATACGACTCTGATAATCTCCTCGTAAAAGTCCGTCTACATTAAACTTAATAAAATATTTCTTTTTTTCTTCATCCGATAAAAGTGAACGCATCATGTTCTGCTCCCATCTTGAAACCCAAGGGTCTAGTGTGTATTTCACAAACTCAAGGGATTGTTGCTCAATATTAGAAAAGCTCGACTTCTCAAGGTCACCTACCATATGAGGTGGAACCCTAAAAATTCGAGCTATCTCATCAATTTGAAATTTTCTTGTTTCTAAAAACTGAGCTTCATTGGGAGAAATAGAAATAGGTGTATATTTCATACCTTCTTCAAGTACTGCTACTTTATGCGAATTTGCACTCCCTCCAAAGGTCTGTGACCAGCTATCTCTTACCTTTGATGGATCTTTTAAAGTTCCTGGATGTTCTAATACGCCACTTGGTGCAGCACCATTGGCATAAAACTTAGATCCATATTCTTCTGCAGCGATTGCAAGTCCTATGGCATTCTTGGCCATTGCAATAGGTGAATAACCAACAAGGCCATCAAATCCTAGACCTGGAATATGCATTACTTCATCTGGAGTAAGTTTTACTGACGCTCCTTTGTTAGTTGGTGCATCATCTTTGCTTACTTGATACTCATAGTACAAAGCACCATGTTCCTCTCTATCCACCTTCATCCTATCTGGCATAAGTGGGTATAATGCAACTACTTCTCCTTTTCCATTTCGAATCACCTGTGCATAAGCATTTCCCCAAAGGAGTAGATGCGTCATAAGTGTTTCTCGAAAGACAAAGCTTGTCATTTCAGGATTTGGTTCATCATGAAGCAGTCTATATAGCGGATGGTCTATTGCCTTTACCTTACTTCCGTTTTCTCCATATTTATAAAAATGTAGGGGAAGGCTTGCTACAGCTTCAGATAATATCCGGACACAACTATATACAGCAGTCATTTGCATGGAAGAGCGTTCATTTACTCTCTTTCCACTTGTACTGTTTCCCATGAAAAAACTGTAGGAACTTCCACTTGTTTTATTTTTAGGAGCATCTCGCATCCGAAATAACCCTTTAAGAATTTCCATAAATTTTATCCTCACTTTCAAAATAAAAGCACCTATCAGATTTGATAAGTGCTAAAAATTATTTCAATCATAATCAATTACTTCTTCTATGGAAGTAATTGAAGATAACTCTTTTTCCTTCATACCTTGCTGTACTTTATTCGTTAATAAAAGCATTTGCTCCAAGTCAGAAAAATTCGTTCCTGAAAGTATCCTTCCCACTGCCTTCACTAACCAATCATACCAGACGTAATTCAAATCTAACTTTTCAGCCACTTTCTTTGCAAGTTTCTTATGATTTCTTTCTCCTTTTGGCATTGCTAAACGCACTAACGCCATAGTAAATGCTACATTGCTTGCATCTCTTGAATTCATAAATTGATTTGGGTCATAACACGGACCACCTTTCTCTCCGAATTCTTCCCAGGCAATACAGTCAACATACGGAATTAGTAATTTCTCAATACATATTTGTACTTGTTTTACGCTAACCATAATCTTTAACCTCCTAAATACTTTTTAATATTTTGCATCTTCATTAAAAAACCTCATACATTAATGCATTGTTGACCGATAATTTTGGCTTCCCATTTTGTGTAGCTTTACGTACATTACTAAATGAACCTTTTCCTAATTTAGCTCCAAAAGAACGTCCAATAGATGCTCTGATAGCCTGTGGGCGTTTTCCATTTGTCATTGGAATATCATTATATGTAGCTGATGCCATTTTCAAATCAAATATCTCCCCTTTTGGTAGTGTACTAATGTAATCTTCTACTTCCTTTAAAACAATTACAGTTAATTCCGTAACTGACTTAGTAACATTTTTTGATAACCCATAATATTCATTTAAAATATCAGATACAAGTGTACTTACACTCACACCTTTACTTTGTGCCTCTGTTTCTAAAATTTCAAACAACTTGCTGCTTGGATAAAATTGAACTCTTTGCATAATACCATCCTTTAGTAGTTAACTCTGTTACTCGATAAAACAATCTTACTATTTTAAAGTATATAAGTCAACTACTTTTTTTAAAATATCAACAGACCTCGTGTATCATAAACAGATTCTGTTACTTCGTTTCCACATCGGATAGCTCTATCAAGTGCCATAATGGTTGCAATAGCACCATCAATCTTCTCTGTCGATTTTTCCTTATCGGCTTTAATATTTCCTGCAGGGTCAGTTCTTATAAAGATATTATCCATATTCCATCTAAGAACGGGATGACCACCATGAGCAATTTTTTCTTCAAGCACTAACTTCATCAATTCTTTTGTTGGTGGACTCATATCTTTAAACCCTTGTCCAAACGGAACAACGGTAAACCCCATACCTTCTAAGTTTTGAACCATCTGTACGGCTCCCCATCTGTCAAATGCAATTTCTCTGATATTGAAACGTTCTCCTAAGCTTTCAATGAAACTTTCAATATATCCGTAATGAACAACATTCCCTTCTGTTGTTTGAAGATAGCCTTTTCTTTCCCATAGGTCATAAGGAACATGATCTCTTCGAACACGAAGATCTAAAGTATCTTCCGGCACCCAGAAATATGGGAGAACGATGTATTTATCATCTTCATCCGCTGGTGGAAAAACTAAAACGAAGGCTGTAATATCCGTTGTACTGGAAAGGTCAAGACCTCCATAACATACACGACCTTCTAGGTCATCTTCATTTATAGGAAAATTACATGCATCCCATTTATCCATAGGCATCCATCTGACAGACTGCTTTACCCATTGATTTAGTCTAAGTTGTCTGAAGGAGTTTTCTTCTCCAGGATTTTGCTTTGCAGATTCACATGCTGCTTTTACTTTTTCTATGGCTACAGTGATTCCTAGCGATGGATTGGCTTTCTTCCACACTTTTGGGTCTGTCCAATCTTCCGATTCATCTGCACCATAGATTACAGAATAAAAGGTAGGGTCAATCTTTCTTCCTGCCTGAATATCCAAAGCCTTCTGGTGTATCTCATAGCAGATGGAGTTTGTATCATTACCGGCCGTTGTAATAAGAAAATACAGTGGCTGCATACGTGCATCACCAGACCCTTGTGTCATAACATCATAGAGTTTTCTGTTTGGCTGGGTATGAAGTTCATCAAAGATAACCCCGTGCGTATTAAATCCATGTTTATTTGCTACATCTGCTGATAGCACTTGATAAAAGCTATTTGTCGGCTTATATATAATCTTTTTCTGCGATTCCAGTATCTTTACTCGTTTCATAAGTGCCGGACAGAAACGAATCATATCAACGGCAACATCAAATACGATTTTTGCCTGATTTCTATCTGCTGCACATCCGTAGACTTCTGCTCTTTCTTCTCCATCTCCACATAAAAGAAGAAGTGCTACGGCAGCTGCAAGTTCACTCTTTCCCTGTTTCTTAGGAATTTCGATATATGCAGTATTAAACTGTCTATACCCATTTGGCTTTAAGACACCAAACAGATCTCTGATGATCTGCTCCTGCCAATCAATAAGTTCAAATTTCTTACCCGCCCATGTTCCTTTTGTATGACATAGTTCCTCAATAAAACTGACTGCAAAATCTGCCATCTGCTTATCATAATGTGAGGACTTTGCCATGAGCTTTGTCGGTGTATATTTCTTTAGTTTTCTCAAATGACTTACCTCCACGAAAAAAGGACCCCATCGGAGTCCCTTAAACTGCTTTATTATATTTTTCCTTGAATCCTATCGATAAATTCCAATAATTTATCTTCGCTTAGCTCGGACAGCTTTTTATATAGCGTAGCTTCCTCTTTTGATTTTGCAATTGGAAATGGGTATTTTATCAGCCCTAAAAAATATTCAGTTGAAACATTATATGCTCGTGATATAGCTGCAAGTTCTTCTAGCTCCAGCATACTTTCCTCATCCAAAATACTCTGCACTCTTTCCGTTTCAAGATTGCATTTTTCTGCAAATTCTGCCACATCTATATTTTGATATTTCATATATGCTTTTAAATTTTTACTGATTTCTTTCTTTAGATCCAACACATCTACCTCCTTCAAAGACATCTCGGTGTATATTCATAAAGCTTTCAATATATAGATTATATATCCTGGTGCTCTGTATGGCTATGAATTGTTGCAAGTATTTCTTCCTGCTCCTTTTCATCAACACCGATACTTTCAAGTGCCTCTCTTGTTTCACAATCCGGGCAAATATATGTCTTATTATCTGTCCTAGAAAGTGCAGGTCTTCCTCTGTACGCTTTACCGCATCTAGGGCAAATGGCTGTTCTTCTTTCTTCAGTCTTCATATGAATCCCTCCTACTAATAGCTAGTGCATCATACAGGTACTTTTCATCAAATCCAAATGTCTGGTATCCCGCAAGGCAGGTTCTGACATAATAGCTACTTGGACTTCCCAGCTTTCTTTCTTCATGCATGATATACATGAAGGCTTCTTTTCTTCTGATTTTTCCTGTTCTAATTCCTTTGACATCAAGTGTCATGGTTTTCTTGTAATAAAATGTAGGATATCCTTCATAGCGGTCTAGCGATGTTTCATCACTTTTTGTTACTTCCCAAACAACTACAGGAACTTTCTCGCCTTCCTTTGGTTCAATGGTTAGGTAAGAACCCGTCTTACTTCCTTTAAACAAAAGCTGATAATCATAAATAAATGATGTTCCAATAATCCTTGCATTTGGGCATCTTACTCTCATTTGAGGTAGATTCAAGTTGCTGCCATAGGCAATGTAATACTTTTTATTCATTTGGTTTTCCATCCTTTCCGAAGGGAATACCCTTCTACCACCTTAAGACCACCGAAGTGGTCAGCTGTTTCTATTAAGGTGACAGAAGGCTATCTCCTTGCAGTTCGAAATGCTGTATCTCCTGCAAGTCTTTTCGTTAAGATTTCTCTTGCAGTTTTAAATTCATCTCCAATGAACCCGAGTCTAAGTAGCCATGTCCTCATTGCGTACTTTGGATTTTCTGTTTGCTGTGGTTTTGGACTTGCCGTTTTTACTTCCTTTGCCATTTGGCTAAGTGCCATGCAAAGCTGAATATAGCTTTTAAGCTGTCCGGCATGAAGTCCGTTTAGTTTTCCATTTGCGGGTTCATCAAACTGGAATAGTCGAAATTCAATAGTTCCTTTTGTAAATGTTGCGTGGAAGTTTAGCATATGGTATCGGCTGTCATTGTAATGGTGGTCTCTTCCGTAATCACAATTATGTGCGTTATACCAAATGTCTGCGAATCGGCTCATGGTCTTTGGCTTTTTCTTATTAAGCTGCTGTAAAAATTTAGGATCCACCGTTCTGCAATATCTTCTAATTCTTCCTCTATCCAAGTTCAAAGCGTCTGCTAAAAGTTCTTCATGGCTTGCCATAATGTTTGCAAGGTTTCTCATGGTCTGTGGTGTATGTCCGTTTGCTCCGATATGAATGTGTACTCCACATCCTCTTGATGCATCGCTTTTTGCTCCGGCTTTTCTAAGCCTTCTGATTAATTCCTGCAAGGTTTCCATATCTTCGTAGGTAAGAATCGGTGTTACTAATTCGCATTTATGTGCATCGTCTCCGGCAATGCTTACATCCTTTTGAAACTTCCATTCTCTTCCTTGACTGTCCCAAGCTGACCATGTCATGTAGCCGTGTCTTGATGCTGTGCTTTTGTATTCTCCTGTTCCAAAGAAGTCTGCTGCAATCTTTGCTGCCTGATTTCTTGTAATGCAGTTCATTTCTACTTCAACGCCTATTGTCTGCTTTTTCATTTCTTCAATCTGATGTGCTATTTTTTCGTTCATTTTCTGTACCTCCGTTTTGTGTATCTCCCTTTTGGTAGTACTATATATCACTCTAAAAGCACATAATAGCAAGTCAATTTTCGATAATAACTACATTATTTTTCATCTATTTTTCTGCATTTATCAATGCCGTAGACCACATTCAGACTGCTGCCGTTATCCCATGAAACAAGGATGCTTGCTGTATCATCAACACCTTTTACTGTTCCTATCATGCCGATAGGTGGTGCCTGAAAATCATCCATTCTTACAAGCTGCACCCTTGTTCCTATTGGGTATTCTTTTCTTACCTTTTCTACAATATCTCTGCTTGGGAAAAACATTATTTCTCTCCTCCCTTCTTTCCATCTCTGAAAGCGGAAGATCCTTCAAGGTTTTTAAGAAGAAGTTTTCTATCTTCTTTAAACTCTGCCCCAATAAAGCCAAGCCTTAAAAGGAAACAGCGAAATGCATATTTTTCATTATCGACTTCTTTCTTCTTGGCCTGAACTCTTTTCTGTGTAATGCTCATCTTACAAAGAGCTGCAATAAATCTTGTGTATGTCTGAATACTTTCTTCATCCAGGCTCTCTTTAAACCAAGGAAAGGATACTTTTTCTGTATTAGCTATAATTGGAAGGTCATTAATTCCAAGAGCCTTTTTTATAAGGTCTGCTTTTGAAGCAATGATTGCGGTAAGGTTTTCTACCTGCACCTGCTCAATCGGGATTGCCACTGTTAGACCCAGATTTTCGTTCTGTGGCGCTTTTACTTCTTCAGTGGCATTATCCTCCCACTCTTCAGGATGGTTGCCTGTAGCTAAAACGCAAGCGTCAATGATATTTGATACACCTTCTTCCTCATTAAATTCCAGTTCTCCATTCTTACCAACCTTGTAGTTTCCTACTTGGTAGGCACAGCTTGGAACTCTCAAGTATACTGCCTTGATGCCTGTTTCTTTTTCAATGGCTTTTACCATCTTCTTTCTCGTTTCTCCAGTTACATTAAAATGTAAAATCATGCTATGTACCTCCTTTGTTTTGGTACTACCATATATCACTCTAAAAGGTACATATAGCAAGTACTGATTGCAACATAAGGTGAAGATTTTTTACCTGTATTAAAGCGGATACATAATAATAGGAGCACCTTCACCCATATAAGAAATGGCCCGGATCGTATTGTAACTGATCCAGTCCGCAGCATCTTCCTCTGTAAATTCTTCTTTCTCTACCAACCACTGCACCATCTTTTCATAATCGTACACTGCACGCTGATCTGTAGTAACACCAATCAAAGCATCATCGTAGGAGTAGTTTTCTAAAAACATTACACCTTCATAGCCTTCTTCTAATAATCTTTCTTCTGCTTTAGTCATTAAGATCAACCTCCTTAACTAAATCTGCATACATAAGCTTTTCACCATTTCGAATTACATACACCTGATCCATATTTCCCGTATCGTCTACATATCTACGCAGGATAACAGATGCGTATTTTTCATCCAGCTCCATCGTATGACAAATTCGATTTGTCTGCTCACAGGTCATAAGTGTGGATCCACTGCCGCCAAAAGTATCGATAACAATGGCATTTTCTTGACTTGAATTCCCAATCGGGTACGCCAAGAGATCTAATGGTTTTGATGTCGGATGGTTCTTGTTTTTCTTTGGTTTATCAAAGTTCCAAATTGTTGTCTGACTTCTTCCAGCATTTTTACTCCAATAGTGTTTTCCGTTTTGAAGGAATCCATAAAGAACAGGTTCATGCTGCCACTGATAATCACTTCTTCCAAGAACTAGTGAATTCTTAACCCAGATACAGCATCCGGATAAATGAAATCCTGCATCAACAAAGGCTTTTCTAAAATTAAGTCCTTCTGTATCTGCGTGAAACACATAAGCAGATCCACCTTTTTCAAGATGTACTGCCATATTCTTAAATGCAGTAAGAAGAAACTCATAGAACTTTTCTCCGGCCATTTTGTCATTCTTAATGGAAAGTCCATCGGAACTCTCAAAGGCTACATTGTACGGTGGATCCGTAATCACAAGATTTGCTTTCTTTCCATCCATTAAAGCAGCAACATCTTCTTCTGATGTTGCATCTCCGCACATCAGCCTATGCCTTCCTACTGTCCAGATGTCTCCACGCTTTACAAACGCAGCTTTTTCAAGTGCCTCAGATAAATCATAATCATCATCTTCTACATCTGATGTATCATCTGTTCCAAACAGGTCAGCAATTTCACTTTCATCAAATCCAGTAAGTCCAATATCAAAGTCCTCACCTTGAAGTGATTCAATCTCAATACGAAGAAGTTCTTCATCCCAACCTGCATCCATCGCCATTCGGTTATCAGCTAAGATATATGCTTTCTTTTGAGCTTCCGTAAGATAATCCACAAACACACATGGAACTTCCAAGATGCCCTCTTCTTTTGCAGCCATGATTCTTCCGTGACCAGCAATAACATTAAATTCTCTATCGATAATAACTGGATTGATAAAACCGAACTCACGAAGAGATGCTCTAAGCTTTAAAATCTGCTCAGCCGAGTGAGTTCTTGCGTTATTTACATAGGGTATCAATTTTGATACAGCAACTAACTGCATCTCTGTTGTTGTCTTTCCCATAATCTCCTCCAATTAAAAAAGACCCCACTCGGCAAATTTCTCAAATCCACCGATAGAGTCTATATATTCTTTTGCTAATCTTACAATTTCACTGTAAGGTTTCCCATCGACTTCTTCATCCCCGATAGCACAAGAAAGTTCTACTGACTTTCCAGTTTCCTGTGCTTTTAGGAAAGCATAAATATTTACACTTACATCTGCTTTTGACAAGTCCTTACCATGAAGTCCTCCACCCGTTACAGAGTCAGCCATATCAGAACCAAGCTTTCTATTCGTTGCTCCAGTATCTACATCCGTGCCACCAGTCCAATCTCCTAATGGATTTACTTCTGCATCGGGATATGTACTGTTTAAAAGTGTAGTTTTTACATTGCTCTGGCAAATTATAAGTCTTGCTTGGTCTAAAATGTACTTTCCATCATAGGGATGTTCTTTATAAATATCTCGTGCAATCTTAGATAATGCTTTCTGTTCATCAGTAAGTGGCATTCCTTTAAAGATTCCATTATCACCACATCGGATACAACCTTTCTGGTTATTTGAAAGATGTGTATCTTGAGATACGATCACAATGTCGCACTTTACATTTCCGGCAATTCTCTTGATTGCACTCTTGATTTTGTTTTTACTTAAGTTTGCTGTTGTTTCGATGATTACATGACATTTGCCATGCCCTAGCAAAACTTCTACAGCAACCTTTGGATTTTTTCCGTCATATATGCCATATCAACAATGGCTCCTGCGATGCGATCACAGATTTTATCCGGGTGTTTTGGATTTACTTTTTCAATCATACTATCTTCCTTCCCTTGCTCTTAAGAGTCTTTCCATCAAATCGTTTTGTGGAGCAGCATCCGAATAATCGGTACTGCAGTTTTCCTTTACGATTTGAAATATCTCATTCCAAAGCCTTACAGCCTGGTTCATATAGTTAATGCCAATATTGATAAATGGTGATGGGATTGGCTTTTGCGTAGTTGGATGCTTAGAAAGAAATCCTAATTTATTGGTCATTTCTTCACACTGAATCCATCTGGCTGAGCACATTGCATATCTTTCAAGCAGTTGTGGTGATACTTTTGCAGCACAGCCGATTTTTTGTAGCCAGTTCCATGTTTCCGTATATATTTCATGCGCCTGAAGTTCACTTCCATCACGCTGCTCCGCAGACAAGAAATCATGTGGCTTTGGCATTTCCACACCTTCTACTTCTGGAATATCTAAGACCTCGATTCTTCGTCCTCCTGGATTTCCATTCTTCGCTTTTTCGGATGCTGCAGTTTTCTTACGACCTGCACCAGGTCTAGCACCGCCACGCCCGCCGATATTGTTAGATTTTGTAGGCATGTTTCTTAGACCTCCTTTATTACCCTTTTGATTTTGCAATTTTTACACACGAGCCCCCTCGCCGTTCCCCAGGTCCTTTATCGTATTGAGATTTTGACCGCCCCTGGGTCTTTTTTTCTCATCAAATCCTATGTTTTTAGCATGTGTGACACACATGACTGTCATTTCCTGTATTTATTATATAGAGATTAATTTTTAACCTCTATAGAAAAGGTATGTAAATACCCGTCATAGCCTGTCACACTTAATATTTATACACGTGATATTTCTTACTTTCCTGATAATCTCCACGCTCTGCATGAATCTTTGCATGACATGATTTACAAAGTGCTATAAGGTTTCCTTGATCATGCGTTCCACCTTCTGACAGTGGTTTGATATGATGTACTTCATCAACAGGTACAACCATGCCTTTTTCAAAACACCTCTCACAGAACGGATGTTGTGACACATACTTGTCACGGATTCTTTTCCATGCTCTTCCATACTTACGGCGTACAGCTTTATCTCTACCGTACTTCTCGTAGGCACGATTCATTTCCTTTTCATGCTCCTCACAATAAATTTTCTCTGTTAAATTTGGACAGCCAGGATACTTACAGGGTTTCTTTGGTAATCTTGGCAACACTTTCACCTCCTTCTGGACATAAGAAAAGCCCTTGCAGGTTTTCCCACAAAGGCTTGTGCTTAATCTATTTTTGCTATTATAACTATATCACACTTGGGCAGTGAATTATAGGTGAACTGAGGTGAACTCAGGTGAATTCGAGTGAACTCTTTTAGCCTAATTCTTCATCAAGTCGCTCCAAGGCACGTCCATGAAGGGAGTAAAGCCATCGTTTGGTGTAAAACAGACTGTTTGCTATATCATTCCATGACTGGTGTTTGAAATATCGGCTTATCAGTATGGTCTGATATTCTGGTTCTTCAATTCGACTAATTGCCTCCAAGAGATACAGCTTTTCATGTTCAAGCTTTTTCTCATCTTCTTTTATCTCGTTTTCAAGGTCAATATACTTAAGAATCGTTTCTTCCAGTCTTGACCTTCCTTTATTAGGATTCCTTGGCATACCATCAAACTTCGGAGATGAAATACCACTACTCATTTCCTTGAGAACAGCCAATCGTTCCTTCTTGCTTTGAATGTAAGATTCCATTCTTGCTATCTTTTTCAAGTATTCCTTAGCCACCATAGGCCCCACCTCCGATTCTTGCCTTAACCGCATCAATAAGATTGGTCTGTGTTTTCTCTTTGATCCTTAATGCCTTCATCACATCTTCATCAATAGTATCCTTTGAAATAATATGGTGTATGACAACCGTGGATTTCTGCCCCTGTCTCCATAACCTTGCATTGGTTTGTTGATAAAGTTCCAATGACCATGTAAGACCAAACCATATAAGGGTTGACCCACCACTTTGAAGATTTAAGCCATGTCCGGCACTTGCAGGATGGATTACGGCAATCGGTATCTCTCCACTATTCCAATCCTTGATATCCTTCGAATTCTTAATTTCACGAACCTTGAATCTTTCCTTAATTCGTTCCAAATCATGGTTATACCAGTAAGCCACAAGGACAGGCTTGCCATTTGCCCCTTCAATCAAGTCCTCAAGTGCATCAAGCTTACGGTCATGAATATAGAAGACCTCTTTTTCTTCGTTATAGATAGCACCATTAGCCATCTGCAGAAGCTTTCCTGAAAGAGCAGCTGCATTTGCAGCATCAATCTCTTCATCTTCCAAAGACACAACCATTTCCTGTCTTAATTCGTCATATACAGACCATTCCTTTTCTGAAAGCTTTACTTCCACTTCATTCATAATGCATTCAGGCATTTTAAGAAAATCTGCCGACTTCATGGAAATCGTAATATCCGATATCAGTCTGTAGATGGCATCTTCTGCACCAGGTCTTGGCTTATATGAAAATATCATCTGCTGATTTCGTTTATCCGGCACAAAGAAATTCATACGATAATGTGTGATATATCTTCCGAGCCTTTCTCCCATATCAAGGATTCTGAATTCTGCCCACAAGTCCATCAATCCGTTACTGCTTGGAGTTCCTGTAAGACCCACGATTCTTTTTACCTTTGGTCTTACTTTAAGAAGGCTCTTGAATCGTTTAGCCGATGCAGATTTGAAAGACGATAATTCATCAATGACAACCATATCAAAATCGAACGGAAAGCCACTCTTATTGATAAGCCAGTCCACATTCTCTCTGTTGATTAGATAGATACCAGCACTTTTTCTTAATGCCTCTTTTCGCTCTGATTCTGTACCTATAACAACCGAATAGGTAAGATTCTTTAAGTGATCCCACTTTTCTATTTCAGCAGGCCATGTATCTCTTGCTACTCGAAGGGGTGCAATGACCAGAACCTTTCCTACTTCAAATCTGTTATAGAGCAGTTCATAGATTGCCGTTAAGGTAATCACGCTCTTTCCCATACCACAATCAAGGAAGATTGCCGCCATAGGATGTTCCAGCACAAAGTCTGTTGCATATTTTTGATAATCATGAGGATTGTATTTCATCAATGACACCCCCAATCACATCCGTGTTATCAACCACATAGCAGGGAAAGCCTAAAGCTGATAACTGTTTCATTCTTCTTTTCTGTAAGGCTCTTGGTTTCTTGCCAGGAGCCTTGAGTTCTATAAAAGCTATTCTCCCTTTTGGAAGAAGAACCAGTCTGTCCGGCACTCCGTCAAATCCGGGAGATGTAAACTTGATGCAGAAACCTCCTGCAAGCTTTACAGCTTTTACAAGTTTCTGCTCTACTTCTTTTTCACGCATTTGTGCCACCTCCATCAATATCAAATTTGATGGTGTGACAGGGTAAGACTGTCATTTCCTATACTTTATATATAGACTTAATTTTTT